ATTTTTATATTTACAAATGACAAGTAATATTAACAGCAATCCTAATATACCAATTAAATTATTTTGATCCATTTTACATATAAATATAATATATTTTTTTTTTCTAAAATGTTAATATACATTTATAAAATGAATAAATTTAATTTTTATAAAACGTTAAATAATTTATTAGAAAAAAAAACTCCATTAACTTATTCATCTACAACATCTAGTCCAAAACCAAATTTTTCAAGTGCAATACCTGATAATAACACTAAAGATATAAAAACTTGTATAAAATTAGGTATATTAGATCCAGATTTATGTAAAAATATATCAAAAAGCTGTCATAATTTAGATAATATACGTGAATTAGATCAAGAATCATTATCTGAAATAAGTGATGAAGATAAATGTGAATTAGCATGGGGTAAATCAAAACAAGAACAAGTATTTAATGTAGCATTAGCTGCTAAATTTAGACAATTATTATATAAATTAAAAAATATTACAATCGAATCACAATATTTGGATACATATAAATGGATGAAATCTACTATACCTGAAAAATTAAGAGATCATGTTACAGCTGTATCAACAAATGAACTCTCAGTACCCGACAATGATATTTGTAAAAATTTAAATATAAAATCGGAAAATTGTGATCAATTTGTTCACGAATATGATAAAATTAAAAATAATTTTAATAAAATAACAAGTAGTCCAATAAATTCTCCAAATTCTAAAACTTTAAGAAGTATAATTGTAAGTTTTTTGATAAAATTTAAAGATGTTTTTATTAATTTTTTACCGTTTTTGTCATCATTAGACTATGAAACCAAAATGTTTATTTCAGAAGATGTAAAAGAGTTTCTAAGATATATCTTTTTAATTAAAGATAATAGTACACCATTAACCCATATTTTATCAATAAATGATTTTAATATTTTAAGAAATGAAATGTGTGAAAGCGTGCAAAATGATAATTCTTTAGATAAGTATAACAAAAATATTAATTTATTTATGATGAATTTAAAATATATTAAATTCTATTTAGAAAAAGATGAAAGCAATAAAATAAACAACATTATTGATTGGCTTATATATTGGCAAAAAGATTCAGATGTTTTTCAAAATAATTACACACCTCTTTTTGTAGATAATGATGATTTGAATAATGATTTTTCTAATTATTTTTATGATGATAATTATAAATTAAATGAAATTATAATACAAAAAATTTTTTTATTAACAGAACAACAATATGAGTTTTCTAAAAAAATACAAAATGAATATAATAGAATTATGAAAATTACAGATACAAATCAAAAAACACTAGAATTAAATTCACTAATAATGAATCATAAGACTGAATTTGAAACAATTGCAATTAACTTTAAAAGAGAAGCAGATGAAAAATATAATATGTTAACAAAAGATAGCATTGAAGATATATTTACTAAAATTAAAATGAAGGATATACCTGAAAGTATTCAAAATAAATTAATTCTGGGTATATCAAAAATTATAAAAGAGATATTTAATATTGATGATTTACACAATATGATTGATGAAAAAACAATTACAGATGAATATTATAGACCAATTGTTACAATTTCACCAGATGAAGTTGAATTATTAAATTTATCATTTCAATTACAAAACTTACGACTTCTAAAAACTGAAAGTGAAAAAATAGAAATAACTTTTCCAATTGGTCATTTTCCTGTAATAATGCCAATGCAAAAAGTGCTCTTTTTATCTAAGAAATTTAGTAAACAAGAAAAACTAATTGCATTTCATAATGCAATAAAAAATCAAGAAATACATACACCGATTTATGAATTATGTAATATTATTGGATATTATTTAGAAGTTTTAAAAGATAAAATAAAACCAGACGACAAAAAAAAGATAATGGATTTTTTAAAAAAAACAAAAATATTTGATAATAAAATTGTTAAAATTGCACGTACTTTACAAATATTGGCTGGTACAAATGATGAAGTTAAAGATATTAATGGAGTTATAACATATATGGGCTTAGATTTGCCAAAAACTTCTGCAAATCCTACAATTACTCCTTCAACAAATATTAATCAAATTGAAGTAAATATGAAATCATCTACAACAACAACACCGAATGCAGATAAAATTAAAGAATATCTTCGAGAATTAGATAAACATAAACAAACCTCGGCACAAATCATTGCTAGTTTAAAAAAAACTATAAGGAAAATTAGTAATTACAAAGAAGTAGTTGAATTACATAATTTAGTACGAAAACATTATATTGGTTTATAAAATAAATAAATATATTTATCTTATTAACTTTAAGTTTGTAAATATAAAATTTAGTTACTGTTTTATTATTACATAAAATAGAATTAAATATAAAATTTAGTTACTGTATGCCAAACCACCCATGCCACCCATAATACGGAGTACATTGTAATTTACGGCGTAAATCCATGTTGTTTCTGAATTAGTATTTTTTGTAATATGAAGGTTGGCATTATCGATTCTCGACATATTGCAAGTACCAGATGGTTGATGATCTTCTGGTTTAAGTGCAAATGAGTACACATGAATATTAGCTGAAGCTGCGCTTGAACTAGTTGATGGAATAGCAGTATGATGTTGGTATGGTTGAACAAGAGTGAAATATGAACCTTTGCGTTCAGAAAAACGATCATGTCCATTTAGTAAAAGTTTTGCGCTTTGTGATTGTAAACATTTAAGCCATCCATTATTTACAGGATTTTGAACGTTTGGTTTAGTTGCATTCTGTTTTTCAACCCAAATAAGTTCTTTAACAGGATGGTTGAAGTTAAGGCGATGACTTCCTTCTGAAGAAGCAACTGAACCGGTATGTTGGAGCTGTTCAATTAAGTATTCATGAGATACTTGTGCAAAACGTCTACGTTCATCTGTATCTAAGTATATGTAATCAACCCATAATGATGTGTTAGCAATTGATAATGTTGGGTCTGCTTTGGTAGCAGTATTTGGATCAGCTGCTGATGCAGCCACATCAGCATTATCAAAAAATTCAGTTGCAGAACCCATTGTATTTAAAGTTGCTTCATTTTCAAATGTTACATTAACTTTAACTTCATGATATTGTAAAGCAATAAGAGGTAATGCAAGTCCTGGATTTCTACAGAACCAAAATTGAAGTGGTACATATACTGTTTTTGCAGATTGGACTTTAGGATGAGGATCGGCAGCAGCAGCGTTAGACAAATCAATATTTTTAGATGCTAAAGTAGCATTAATCATCTCATCAACGCCTGTAACTTTACTTTGTGGTAAAGTTAATTCATTCCAGATATCAAGCCATCTAGAATAATGTTTATCGATTCTTTGACCACCGATTTCAACTGTTACTTCTTTAAGAATCGCATGACCGGCATTTACAATTTCCATAACATTTGTTTCATCACTACCTAATGTAGATGTAATATCTGTTTGTATGTACATACGATGTATTAAATCACCATTGCGTGAAATAGTTGCAGTTACTTGATTTCCGATGGCGGCAGTTCCGTTAAATGTTTGTTCAATGGCTTCCATTGAAAAATTTGTGTGACGACGGTAAACTACTTTAAAGAAAGTAATTTGTGGATTACCTGTAAGGTATACATCTTGTGCACCATAAGCGACTAATTGCATTAAACCTCCACCCATTTCTTAATATATATTATATACCAAGAAATAAATTATAATAAAAATACTTAATTAAAATAAAAATTAATATTTAATTACTGTATGCAAGACCGCCCATACCACCCATTATACGGAGAACGTTGTAGTTTACAGCATAGATGCGTACAACATCACCTGCTACAGCAGCAGCTATAGAAATATTTAATGTAGCATTATCAATTCTAGACATATTGCATGTACCAGATGGTTGATGATCTTCTGGTTTGAGAGCAAATGAGTATACGTTGATGTTAGCAGATCCATCTCCAACTGTATTAATAGGAATATTTGTGTGATGTTGATATGGTTGTACAAGTGAGAAATATGATCCATCACGTTCGGCAAAGCGATCATGACCGTTTAATTGTAATTTACAAGTATCAACTTTTGTCCAATCGTTCCAATTAGCAGCAGCTGCGGTATGATTTACCCAAACAAGTTCTTTAACTGGGTGATTAAAGTTAAGTCTATGTTGACCGTTTGTGGATGCAGATTCGGCACCTGTATGTTGTAATTGTTCGATTAAGTATTCGTGAGATACTTGAGCAAAACGACGACGTTCATCAGTGTCAAGGTAGATGTAGTCCACCCAAAGTGCGGCGGATTGAAGTTGTGCTATAGCTGCGCCCTGTGCTGTCATAACATCTGTTGCAAAGGTGATGTTTACTTTAACTTCATGGTATTGTAAAGCAATTAAAGGTAATGCAAGACCTGCATTTCTGCAGAACCAGAATTGAAGTGGTACATATACAGTTTGTGTGGCATCAGCTTTAGGAACATCAACCATTAGATTATATCCTGTATCTTTTCCGGCAGGAACTGTTAATTCACTCCAAATGTCTAACCATTCTGAATAATGTTTGTCTATTTTTTGACCTCCAATTTCTACTTCAACCTCTTTAAGTAAACGGTGACCAGCATTAACTGGTACACCAGCTTCATCAGCATTCTTTATACCTGCTTGCACATACATACGATGAATTAAATCACCATTGCGTGAAATAGTAGCAGTTACCTTAGCTCCAGAAGCTACGGTACCGTTGAAAGTTTGTCTGATAGATTCCATAGAAAAGTTAGTATGTCTACGGTAAACAACCTTGAAAAAGGTGATTTGTGGGTTACCTGTAAGGTATACGTCTTGTGCGCCATAAGCAACTAATTGCATTAAGCCTCCTCCCATTTTCGATATATATAACATAAGAAAGAAAATAATTTTATCAAATTAAATTAATTAATTAAATAATAACTAAATATAATTAATTACTAAACATTATGCCACCCATTCCACCCATAATTTTAAGTATATTGTAATTAATAGCATAAATTCTTACAATACCCGTACCAGAATCTATTGTTTGAACACCATCACCCTCATTATAAAAATATGATTTTAAACTATTTTCTAAAATAGAATCATCAATCATACTAAAATTACAAGTTCCAGATGGTTGTACATTTTCTGGATAAATTGAAAATGAATAACAATTAATACCATTTAATGAAATATTTGTATGATGATTATATTGCTGAATTAAATTTGTATATCCACCAGTTTGTTGTGCAAATCGTTCAGTACCATTTAAAAATAAATTTACTTTATCAACTGGATTTTGACCTGATTCTTCAACAATATTTTTAGAAAAAACAATTGTTTTTACATTATTATTTAATGTAATATCAATTTTCATGGAATCTGCAGTATTTGTATAGTTAAAAAAGTTTTTTAATTCAATATTCTTATCATATTGAAATACCCAAATTAATTCTTTTACTGGATGATTAAAATTTAATTGAAGATTTGAAAAATCACCTAAAAATACTGCATCTTCATTATATTGAACTTGTTCAATGCAATATTCATGTTCTTTTTGAATAAACATTTTTTTTTCTTTTTCATCTAAAAATATAAAATCTACATATAAATGGGCTTTTAATGCAGGGAGACTTGAAAGATTTTTTACTCCAGATATATATGTATTTTCACTAACTTGAAAATACGTTGCATTAGTTATTCCATCTGCTAATGATACATCCGCTTGTAATAAGCAATTTTCAAGCTCTTCAAATTCAATATTAATCTTAATTTCATGATATTTTAAAGAACATAATGGCAATGCTAAATTTGGTGATCGAGAAAACCAAAAATTTAATGGAATATAACAAACATAACTATTAATATCTTTTTGAATATGTAAATTAAAATCATAATTTTCAGGAATATTTCCAATCATGTGATCTAATCCATCCTTTTTATCAATTTCACAGGTCAATTCGTTCCATATATATAACCAATCACTATAATGTTTATCAATAATTTGTCCTCCAATTTCGATGTTAACATTTTTTATTAACTTATATCCAATATTTTTTACCCATGCGTAAATTATATTATTGTTTACATCAAATTCAACTTTTGGTAAAGTTACTTCAATATACATTTTTGATACTAAATCAGCTTGCTTTGATATAATACAACTTAATCTTCTACCAAAGTCAACTTTACCAATAAAATTTTGAGGAATTGATTCTATTGTACAGCTCGTATGACGTTTATAAACAGATTTAAAATATGTGACTTCAGGCTCATGAGTTAAAATTAAATCTTCAACTCCATAAGCAACTAACTGAAATAAAGCGCCACTCATATATAATATCTATTACATATTTAAGGGAAAAGTTTATTCCTTAAATATATATGGTAAAAAAACAGTACAAAAAAAAATCAGAAACCGGTAGTTTACAATGTACATTGGATTCAAAACACAAACAATTTACAAAACATTTTAGTCAACTAAAAAGTAGTTTATCTGCAAAGAAAAAAGAATTAAATAAAATTAATAAAGAAATCGAAAAACTAGATAAAGCGGATAAACAAGACGATTATTTAATGAAAAGAACTGAATTAATTCATAAAAAAGAAGAACTAGAAGAAGAATTAAATAATATAGAGAATCTATCTGAAGAAAAACATTATTTTCATAATACCCATAACATCTTAGAAAATTATTATAATAATGAATCTGTTAATAATGTTTCTGAAAATAATAATTCTGGTTTAGATTATGATGAAAATATATCAAAAGATATACAAACTTATTATAATTTTAATAATATGGATGAGGATAAGGATGAGGATGAGGATAATATACCTACAAAATCTTTTGAAACTACCGTTGATAAAAAAAAAAATAAAAATATGAGTGATTTTATTAAAACAACACATAATTCAGATAAAGCCGATTTATTTGATTCATATATGGCACTAGTTGATAAATCATATACGCCAAATATAAAAAGTAAAGATACTTATAATATTGTTTACTGTTTAAAATGTCAAATTGAAAAAACAATAATACAATCAGAAGGGATTCTAGTATGTTTACAATGTGGCAACACAGAAGAAATTGTAATTGATAGTGAAAAGCCAAGTTATAGAGAACCATTACAAGAAACATCTTATTTTTGTTATAAAAGAATTAATCACTTCAATGAATGGCTTTCACAATTTCAGGCTAAAGAATCAACTGAAATACCTGACTTTGTTTATGAAAAAATTTTATCAGAAATTAAAAAGTTGAGAATTACAAATCTAGCCAAACTAACTCCTGATAAAATGCGCGAAATATTGAAAAAACATAAACTAAATAAATATTATGAACATGTACCACATATTATCAATAAACTAAGTGGATTGCCGCCACCAATTATGAGCCGTGAGATTGAAGAAAAATTACGATCTATGTTCAAAGAAATTCAAGAACCCTTTTTGGAAATTTGTCCCAAAGATCGGAAAAACTTTTTATCTTATTCTTATGTTTTACATAAAATGTGTGAATTATTAGGTTTGGATGAATTTTTAAATTGCTTCCCATTACTAAAAAGTCGTGAAAAACTTCATAATCAAGATATTATGTGGAAACAAATTACTAGTAAATTAGATTGGCAATTTATACCATCTATTTAATATATTTGGAATTATATTTTAATGGGCATGGTATTTATATTTGTTTAGTGGATTAAAAAAAATATGTAGGATTTTTTAAAAATAATCTAAAATGTGGCAATTTTAAAATATATGATTTGAATAATAATTTATTGGAATCTTGCTTTTATAGTAATGAGTAGTTTATTAATTAATAAAAAAGTATAACAATTTACACAATCGATTTTTTGCGATACTTTTTTTCTAAAAAAGTATATTATTCACCTTTAGGAACAGTTTCTCCCAATAGAGCCATACGTAGCTTAAGTACTGCATCTTGAAGAGTTGGACCTACAAATCCTTTGAATGTGGTCGATTTTTCACCTTGAGATGTTGCTTTGATTCGAATAATTTGTTCGTATTTAATATCATCTGGTATATCAGATATTACCTTCAAATAATGACTATTCGGTGTAACGGAAATACCCGATAAAAGACTCTCTACAATATGATGTGAATACGGTAAAATCATACAACCATGATCATACACTTCATAGATATGAATTGTACCAAAACCATTGATTGATGCAAAATACTTGAGATTATCTTGTGAATTTTGAGAACTAGTAGTGTCAGTATGATTCATGTAAAAAGGATGTGCTGCGAGAATGCGGAGTGTGTGAGTTGATTATTAATGATGTAATCCTGTATTCTTGATTTCAATTTTTTAATTTGCACTAATTACACGAATATTCGATATTAATCAAATATATATTTTTTTTTTCATTCTAATTATATAGAAAGAAATATATGATTGTTCTATATTTTTTCGTAATTATAATTACATTAGTTGTTTGGAAAATATTATATAATAAAAGACTAAATATAACCTATATTAAATCAAATATTGACAATAATTATTATTTAGTACGAAATGATTCCAAATTTACATATGAACAAAAACAAGAAGCAGCAGATTTTTTAGCCGATTTAAGAAAAGACCTAATTGACTTTACACTCTTTATTCAAGATCGTAAAGAAAATCAAAATAAAAAAGAAGATTTTAATAGATTCTTTTCTAGATTAGATCCAGATAATATTATTGAAGCACCCGATGATGATTCAAGTACTTCGTATTGTATTAATAAAGGTGAAGAAATTGCAATATGTTTAAGAGATAAAGAGGATAATACTAAATTTCATAAAAAAAATACAATAATATATGTTATTCTTCATGAACTTGCACATGTCATGTCTGTATCTATTGGACATAATGAAGAATTTATGGAAAATTTTAGATTTTTATTAAGAAATGCAATTAAAGCAAAAGTTTGGAAACGAGTTGATTATTGTAGACCAAACAAAGGAGAAAAATATTGCGGAATAGAAATTAGGGAGTGTATGCTTGATTAAAATATAGAATTCCATATGCAATAAATACTAAGATAATAGAGAAATACAATAGCCAAATATCATTATCATCATAACCATAGTAATTACTTTTATTTAGTTTCTTTAACATATACTTACCCTTATTTTTACCGCCAACAAATTCAAATCCTTTTTTCCTATAATAATTTCTTGTACCAACACCTGCAATCACAACTATTTTATTCAACTTCCAATCTTCAAATGTAATTCGTTGAGCAATTTTAATTAATTCCCAACCAATTCCAAGATGTTGATGTTTATCTTTAACACGATTTCCCGTATTAGTCATAACACCTAACACATGTAATTCTCGAATTATTCCTGCATTATTTAACACAGAAAAAACTGTGTTTTGATTAGGCGAATTAAATCGAAGACGTAAAAATCCAAAAAGTGTTTTCATATCAAGTGAATTACAGCTAATAAAATATTCTGTACCATTTGATCCTAGGTAATTCTCTATATGATACCTAATATTTTCATTCCTATTAACTTTATGATATCCAACTTCGCGACAACGAATACATCTACATTCTAAATCTAAACGCTTCATTTTATCATGTATAATTTGACGTAAATTTGTTTGATTTAATCCTCCTAAAACACTTGTTCCTGGAAAATCACGAACAATACGATTTAATCGTATCCATGGTTTCATTTCCGATTTAATTTCAATTAGAATATCACATAATATATTGGGATTTTCTTCAGCATATGGTTTATATTTACCTTCTTCATACCATTGTTTAATTTTAGTATAAGGTAACACTTGACACGGATAAATTTTCCAAAAATCTGCTTGTAATCGCTGGTCATATAAAAATTTATATAACATATCTAAATCTTTTTCTGGAGAACTTCCAGGTAAATCTGGCATGATATGAATATCAACCTTGAAACAATTGACCTTTAAAAATTCAATTGCATCATATGCGGATTCTATAGTATCTTCGCGATTAATTAATTTTAAAATTTCATTATCAGTATGCTGAACACCTAATTGTACACGAGTAACACCGTAGTCACGCAAGCGACGAATTTCACGTTTATTAATACTATCTGGTCGTGTTTCGATTGTAATTCCAATTAATTTAATATCGGATGATTCATTTAATACTTGTTCTTCATCTAATGTTTTACATTTTCTAAATTGAGAATGATTTTCTTCATTTTGCCATAATTCATAAATATTGTTATCACTAGTAAAAATATTAGCTGCATAATAACATTTTAGCATAAATTCATCAATATACTCTCGTGGATAATAACAATATGTTCCACCTGAAATTTCTAGTTGAACCTTTTCAATATTATGTCCTAACTTACGCAATGCAGACAATCTACAAAACATTTGTAAAATAGGGCAAAAATCATTTTGTTCGGCTCTTTGCGAAGCTGGCTCAGCTGGATCATAACTTTTTGGTTGATTTGGAAAACTTGGACAATAAGCACAATCTTTTGGACAACTTGCATCACCTTTAGGTGATATCATTTTACCAGGTGCAGTAAAAATTGTTAATACAACAATTCCGGATGCACTTCTTACCAATTTTTTAATAATATGGAATTCGAATTCAATTGATTTTTCAATTGTACCATTGGAAATTAATTGTTTGTAACAATGATGCATATCCAATTTAGAAGGACAACAACGACATTCTCGACGACATTCTCGATATGCATCTTTAAATGACATCTTATCATACAAAATCAAATGATATAGTAATTTAGTAAAATCTAAATTTTTACGATTAATAACTGGTTCTTTTAAAGTTGCTTTATGTTTAGGTTTTTTTATAACTAGATCCTCTATATCTGAAATCATATTATTGCTAGAGGAATGTTTTTTATATATATCAGAATTATCTGAACCCATGTTAGTTTATGGTGAAAATTTGACTTAATATAACAATAATATAATATTCAATTTTAAAATTGAATATTGTATATAATAAATATATAATTGATATCCAGAGCAAGTAATCATGTTTAAAAAACATACAAACCCAATTGTTAAAGATGTATTATATAAATGCTTAGAATTATATGTTTTAACCTCAATTCTGTATATATTAGTTGCAAGTTGTGTAGGTGACCACGATAAAATAACTTATAATTGTATATATATTGTCATATCTACGATTATAAATGCAATTTATGTATTCTTATTATATTATTATCAAATTAATATCAAAAATCGAAAATTAATACAAATAACACAATTTATATTGAGTTCCACAATTGTATTTTCACTATATTTGATAATACAATTCAATAAGTCATGGATACAAAATAATCTAAGTATGCCACAGGTTGTTGTTAGTTTTATTTATCAGATTTTATGCTTAATTCTAACAACAATTTGTTATTTTAATCTAAAAAAATTCTCATATCAGCCTACTTCAGATGAAGATGATAATAATACGACTGTATATGGTGAAATATAATCTATTCAAATTTAATTTTGTTATAATTCTATTGTATTTCCATTCTCTTCTTTACTATTATTTTCTTTTTTATTATCTATTTCTTTTGTATTATTGACATCTGAATCATTTGTTATATATATTTTACGATCTACCTTATGAGATAGTAATTCATCGACTTTTGTTAAATCTTTTTTAATTGAGAATAAATATACTAAATTTGCAAAACTTACAATTATCATAATTAATAAACTATATAATAAATTATTTGATAGTGCTATATCATCAATATGATAATTTTTAAATATACCATAAACATCAAATTGCCAATAACATAAATATAAAAATATATATAAAATCCACATAACAGAAAAGATTATTGATTCTTTAATGTTAAAATTCTTGACACGATAATGTATATAGCGGAAATTAAAAATAGTCCAGAGTGGTGTAGCTGCAACAATATAATAATGAATAAATATATTACCAATTTGAGGTAATCCTTTATTTGTATAATTCATTGACTCATCATGAACTAATGTCGGATTGTAATATAATACATACATAAATTGTAAAAAAACATACCATGTAATACCAATTACCATACCAAAAATATACATTTCTACAGGTGCTGAAATATTTTTATAATTTTTACTAAGTTGTTTATTGCAACAAAATTTTGCTAATATTGATCTTATTTTTCTATAACAGATTGATTGTTTTAAATGCATATAAGTATAAAATATACATTGCAGTGTCCATGACCACCATGTTAATTGATCATATAGATGATTAAGAGTTCCTGTTTTATATATTGTATAAATGAATGGTGTCCATAAAATAAAAACCCATAGTAATTGATAAAAACTACTGATATAACTAATAAATTTTATGAAACTCATTTGTTTATAAAAATACAATCATTCTTAAATAATTATGTATATATATATATATGACTCAGAAAAAAACATACTATAGCAAATTAATGAATAATAAAAATATTTTGTTAAAATCAGTTTTTATATGGATACTATCAAGTTCATTTCATATGTTTTCAGTTATATACTTTTATAATAAATATTTAAGAAATCCAGAAGTTAAATCAAATAATAAGCCGATAATATTTTCAGTATTATCATACTACGCATTTAACATAATTATGGCTTCAAATTTTAAAAAAAAGAAAACAGCCGAAAAATGGAAACTATTAAATAAAAATAAAACAAAAATCAATAAAGTAAAAGTATTTATGCTCTGTCGTTTAATATTAATTGGAATACTTGTATTTATATGGATCATGCCTTTATTAGAAGGATTATATAAATAATGAAATCAACAATATAGATGATAGTAATTTATAGATAAATTGAAATTATTAATTTAATACTTTAATCATATTTGAAATAATTAATAATTAACAATGTATATTTATATATTAGAATTACAGAATAATAAATTCTATCTTAATCTAACTAATAAGTCCAAATTTACACTTTCGGATTATGAAAACCGTAATGGATATCAATGGACTTATCAAAATCTTCCCATGAAATTAGAAAAAATAATACCATATTGTGATAAGTATGATTTAGATAAATATGTGTTGATAATGATGCAAAAGTACGGAATTAATAATGTACGTGGTGGTAGTTTTTCTGAATTGAGCTTAGATTATCATACAATAAAATTTATTCGAAAAATGATTTGTAATGTAAATAATTTGTGTGCTAATTGTGGTAATAAAAAACATGATGACAATCAAAAATGCAATTGGAATGATGATATTTTTATAAAAAAACCTATCAAATTTGATTTTTATAATAAAAATATAAATTTGATAGAAGGAGTACTCTATTTTCAAAAAAATGATTATGAAAAGATTAATTTAATTCTAAATTCACGATCTATTAATAAAGATTGCAAAAATGAATTACCACTATTCAATATTAAATTAAATAGTGATAAAATTTTAGAAAAACACCCTAATATTATTGAAATACTACAAAATATAAAGAAAAAATATGGGTATTATACACAATGCAATGATATATTTAGATCTGATTGTGTCCATTACGCAAATGAAACAATATCTAAATTGCAATTAATTGATATTGATTGGAAATATCAAAAATATATTCAACAAGCTATTTATTATCAATCTCTAATATATTATTATAAATTTATAGCAAAGCAGAATATATGTAATATAGAGAAAATTAGATTCGTAAATTTTAAATATATTATTAGAAGATATGGACAAACAACCTATTTTATTAGTATAAATTCAAACTTTCTAATAAATAATTAATTAACTTTTTAGAAAAAAGTTAGCAAAAAGTTATATATATTAACTTTTTACTAACGTTTTCCCAAAAACCCAACAATTAACTTTTTGCTAACTTTTTTCTAAAAAGTTATTTTCTACAAAGTTATTATATGAATAAACCATTTAAAATTATTTTTAAATATAAAAATCCTAATGGTTCTGTACAATATAATCCTTATATTTTTGTAGGTAACATACCACCAAAAATTAATGTTATTTTAAATAAAATAACAAAAATTCCACTAATAACAACATTAAAAACATTATCAAAGTCTGATATAAAAGAATTAGTATTATATTACGGGGAATATTGGTATAAGTTTTTTTTTATTTACAATCATTTACAGCATAGTATATCAAATATATCTTCATCTGATAGAAAAGTTCTACAGAGCAAATTTGGAAAAGAATGGATCTCAACACATTTTAATAAATCAATAATACAAAAAGGAGGTGCAAATGACGAAGAACAAGAAGATAATGACGAAGAACAAACAGATAACGACGACGAACAACAAAATGAAGTGCCAACAAATAATGATAATATAGAAGACGATGGTGATTTATATGAAGAAGAAGAACAAGAAAAAAATGAGGAATTAGAACAAGAAGGTGAAACTAAAGATCTGAAAAAAAAACAAAAACAAAATAAAGTAATTGAATCATTAATAAAAAAATCAAATATAAAAGATAAAAAATCTATAAATAATATTTTAGCATTTGATATTTCTAAAAATTCTAATTTTAAATCAGAAGAATTACATGAAGTTTTTAATAAAATATATATTAAATTATATTACATCTATGATGATGATGATATATTAACTGTCAAAAAAAAAATATGTGCGAGTATTATTAATGATAAAGCTATTAATAAAGATGCATATTTATTACCATCAAGACAATATATGTTTAGTCAATATATTGAATTTGGAAAAATTAAAAATTATATAATTGGGCACCGTTTTTTAAAAAAAGATGAAATATTTCAAATGATTCATCCTATTCCAGAAAACAATATTGATTACTATTATAATAAAAATAAAAAAACAGAGCATATTAAAGATTATATTAGTTTAAATTTAATTAAATTAGAAGATAATAATGATATTATATTAAATGATTTAAATCAATATTTATTAAATAATGAAATATTTCTTTTAGATATTTACCATGAATTATATGAATTAAAAGATTATAATGAGATATCAGAGAAACAAATTCAGAACTTATATGATACTTATATAAAAATATATTTTCCGTCAATAAAAAAACAAGACATATTACAAATAATTAATTATATGAATAATGATAAAAGTACTGAATATGATATAATTAAAATTAATTATAATAAAATTAATTTAGAATTATTTACATATATAAAACCATTTAATATTTATTCAAATACACTTTATAATTATGATACATATAAATATATTAAAAATTTGTATATTACATTAGCAATTGTTAAAACTTATATTCATCATAAATTAATTGATTTATATGTAATATTTGAAAATTTCCAACCAACTAAAACAATACCATTTATAAGATATCATAATACAAATCATAAAAATTTTGTAAAAATATATACAAAAATAACAAAGGAAGAAAAAGAATATTTTTTAAAATGGTTTGAAAACACACCAGTAGGTATATCTATGAAAATATATTTAGATAAATATAATAAATATGTTACATTAAAAATCTATGATACAGGTAGAATTGAATATACAACTCAGTGGAAAGAAACTGATAATATTACAATTCAAGATATAGAAAAAACTTATCCAATCATAATAAATATAATTAAAAATATTAATAAATTTAGTAACAGATTAAAACTAAAAATACCAACAGTAGATGATTTTAATATTGAATTTGTAAATGCTATTCAAATATTTGAATTACCTAGTAATAAAACAATAAATTATTCAATATTCAAAATATTTTCTCAATATTTTAATCCATTTGTATCATATGTTTCTCAAGATAATGATGCTAATAAACACGGTGCTCATCTCATATATAAAAGAATAAGTAAATATCAGCAAAATGTAAACAAACGTATTGAGAATAATATTGTTGATATATTAAAAAATTATGAATACACACCAGAAAATTTATTAACTCATATTATTACGCAACTAAACATTTCTAGAGATGATGCAATAAAAGAAATAGAAAATGTTAGATCAAAATATAGATTTTATAAAAAAAAAAAAATAAAAAAAGGTAAAAAAATGGATTCATTGCCTAAATATAAACAGCCTGGGATAAATGTAACTATTCAGGGATCGCATACAAATAAACAAGTTATTAGAATATCTGGATGTAAAAATAAATTTTTACTTTATAAAATTATTAAATTCATGTCTGTTTTTATATTTTTATTTAATGAAATTGTTTTATTAAACAAATATCCAACTATTAAAAATGAACTTGAATCTATATTAAAAATAGCATCTAAACTAGATAATATCACAGTAATTAAAAATACTGTAAATACTAGATCTAATATTAAATATTTAGTTGATTTAGATAAAGATAGGTTTGGCTTTACTCCAAAAAAAGGAAAAAGTAATTACAGTAGAATGTGTTTAAAAGAATATCAGCCATTAGGATTTACCACTGCCAATTTAGATAAATTACAAGCATTAGGTTATGTTTATGATGATAAGGCTGGAACTTATGTTTATAAATCAAAAACTACTAAAAAAAGAAATAATAAATTTATAGATCAAGTTGTTACTCTATCTGCTATAAAATTAAAAAATAAAAGCACTGGAGAAGATATATATTATGCATGCCATCCTAAATTTAATAAAAAGGGATATCAATTTATATCATTTCAAGATACAAGTAAACATCCAAATAAATTATGCATGCCATGTTGTAATAAACAAGACCAATTACAATCAAATAAACCAAATATAAGAAATAGATATTTACAATGTACATCGCAAATATCTAAAGCAACTGAAATTCAAGAGGATAATAATATATTATATATATCTAAAGATACTAATAAATTAACACATGGTCGTTATGGTTTATTACCAGATCAATTAGATTTATTTTTAAATAATTTAACTACACGGAAATTAATTTTGAAAGACATTCATTTTTTAGATGAAACAATTCCATCTTATTTTTTAAAATATGGTGTTCATCAAAACTCAGATTCATTCTTTAATTCAATTGGTATTTGTATGAATAAATCTACAAATATAATTATTAAAGATATAATTGATATCTTAAAAAAAGACAACAAAGAACGGTTATTTATTTCATTATATGCTGGAAAAATAAAATTATTATTTGATAATATTGATAATTACATTAAATATATAAAAACTTTTGAGCAAGTAGATTACAAATATCTAATTGATATAATATCAAATATTTATAAAATTAATATATTTATTTTTAAGCGTAAACAGATGTTTATTGATATAAATGATGACATGACAAAAAAAATCGATGAAATTAATTTAGATTGTTATTCAGATTATAATACAAATCATTTTTATGATAAAACTAGAAAAAATATAATATTATTATATGAAAATAATTATTTCAATCCAATATTTCAAGTAACTAAAATTAAAGAGTCTAAAAATTTAACAAATGCTTTTTGGTTTTATTATGATGATAAAAATATAATAAACCATATATTAGATTATTATAATATATCATGCATTAATAAAATTAATACACATGATGTTCAGAATAAATTTAATAATATCAGTTTTAATATCTATAAAGAACTACTTTCAATTAAAAATAAAATGTTTAGACCAATTGGTCAAATATTAGATAATAATTATAAATCAATTGGATTTATTTTAAAAAACAAATTTATGCTAAATATAATACCATCAACTTCTATTGAAGATATTCCTCATATCTTGCTTGAACAAAAAGATCGATTTATCTATACATTTCAAGAAACATATGATTTCTTAATTTTAATTTCTAAAGAAATCAATATTAAATATGATTACAATCCTATAAATGTTTTATATTCATTAGAAAAAAAAGATAAATTATATGTAAAATATATTCAATGTAATAATAATATCAAATTTGAAATAAAACCAGAATTTATAAATAAAAAAAATATTAGTAAATTAAAATTAAATACTAAATTTTTTTATACAATTGATGATATGGTTAATAAAGAGATACTAAAAGGAGCAACAAATATTTTATATGATAATCGTGTATCTAATATTAATGAACAGAACTATGTAAATGAATCATATGAATTACTTAGATTACATATTAGTGAATTTATCAATAGTAATAAAACTATATATTCTTCAATAAATAATATACTAGATAAACCATTATCTTTTAAAGAACAACATCAACAATTATATAAAATTATTTTAAGTGTAATAAAACAAAAATTTAAAGTAAATTCGGGTAAACCATCAAATAATATACTAAAAAAATATGAAATTGCAAATAAGAGAACATTATGTTCTACATTAAACACTAAAACATGTAAAGAAAATACACATTGTAGTATTAATAAAAATAAATGTAGTTTTGAATTATTTGAAAATAAACAAGATTTTTTTATAAATAAATTAATAGATGAATTGATTAATAATCCACTTAAAAAATCAGAGTTATTATCTGTAGATGATTATTACGTTTCAAATATTGTAGATAGAGAAATATTTACAGAACGGGAAAAACAACAAATTATTCGTGAAGATGTCGTTTCATTTGAGAAATCATTATATAATATTTTTGGTAAAGATGCTGAACCTATTATTGGAAAAAAGGTTAATAAATTAAATATTAATGATAGTACATATTTACAATTAAATGAACAAAATAAACTCAAATTTTTAAAAACATTTTTTATACAAAATATTATAGAAAATAATAATACGCTTTTTAGAGCTTATGCAAATGGATTATTTTGGATTAAAAATTCTTATGAAAATATAAAATATCGAAATTTTGGGTATTTTCATCCTACCCAAACTGACTTTTCAAATTATTTACGAAGTATAGCTGTTGAAAATTTATTAAAAATAGATAATATACCACAGAAAAAAAAAATTATTAATAAATTTATTAATAATATAATCAAATATAGTTATAATTTATATAAATATCCGAAAATATATACAATATCAATACCTGAATTATTAGCATTACAAATGCATTATAATATACCTATTTATATATATAATCATAATATTCAAATATTATACATATTAGATAATATTAATATAATCTATGATTATGAAAAAAAAAATAAAGTAAAATCTATTTATTTAGATGATAAATTTAAAGAAAACTCAATTCATTTAAAATTTACTATATTACCAGACACAAAACTAAAAATAATTAATATAGATGTTATGTATTTTATTAGTAAAAAATAATTATTTTTGATTATAAATTTCATCTAAATACTTATATCTATTTTTGACAATATAATCTGCAGTTTCGTTTGAATTATCCATTGATTCTAAATATTGTTTTATTTTACTATTATCATGTTTTGATAAATCTAATGTTGATATATAACATAATTTTTTGACTTCCTTAATTGTTAAATCAACATAATTATTATTAAATTTATTTAGTATAATTATTTTTCCATAAAACTTTGAATCATCTACTTTTGTTTTATCTTCTTGCTCTTCTTGCTGTTCTTGCTCTTCTTGCTCTTCTTGCTCTTCTTGCTCTTCTTGCTCTTCTTGCTCTTCTTGCTCTTCTTGCTCTTCTTGCTCTTCTTGCTCTTCTTGTACTTCTTGTTTTTGTTGATTTTCTTGTTTTTGTTGATCTTCTTGTTTTTGTTGATTAATATATTCTTTAACAAAATCATTTAATAGTAGATTACCTAGTTTATTAGCAAGTAAATTATTATCAGAAATTGCATATATATGTAATGAGTATCCATAAATTTCAAAATGTTGAATTTTTTTTTGTAATAATAAGGAATCTTCTTTTAGAATATTATTAATTACTTTTTTTAATTTGTGGGTTGGATGAACTAACTGATTAAATTTATTATTTTCATCTAGTGTTACAAATTTAATAGTTTCATTTTGATTATATATTTTATTAATAATATCTAAATTAAAAATAGATTGTATTTTGTCATTAGATGCCATTAATACCGCATTACCATATATTTCGGTATTTACTAATCTACTAGCATAACTATTTAATGCATATTTATTTTCAGGAGAAAAGACTAGCTCATATGTATAATTATTATCTTGATAGGAAATATTTGTATCTAATTTATCACTTTTCCCTTCTGTTATAAAATAACCAATATCATTAAAAATGTCATTTTCAATATGTTTATTTATAAATATATTACCATCTGAAGGAATATATATTGTTTGGATTTCCATATAATTTTATTATTGAATAATCTTTATATATTAAATTATAATTTAATATTACTAAAATAAAAAAAAATTAAATATATTATTGTATAAAATTGACACTTGTCTTTGAAATTCACATTTTTTTTATTAAGTAGTATCATATTTGATTTTGTCCTTATCATTTACTTTCATAAAATAAGTCTGAATTAAATTCTGGAAATAAATCCACGTTGGTTTACCAGATCCATAACATACACAAATACTCATATTATTAGTTTTTAATTAACACAAATTGGTGATCTTTTTTAATAATTAATGTACATATTAAGGTAAAAATTCTTAATTTTCAATTTTTTTAAGGGGATATAAACGACAAAAAATGAAAAAAATATTTTAGATTAATAATAAAGGTCTATTTTCAGTTGTAGCTTAACAAAAGCCTATGATTTGTAACATCAGAAGATTTGAGTATCAAATCTCAGCAACCATGCTCCTCTAGCTCAGTTGGTTAAAGCGTCGGTCTTATGAACCGAAGGTCGAGAGTTCAATCCTCTCGAGGAGCACCACGGTCACAATATTGATTCCACCACGTGGTGTGACTGGACTAGAAATATATAAACTATAATAGTTTATATATTTCTAACTAAATATCAATTATATTTTTTTATATTATTTTTTATTATCAATAACCACAACCCCTGGAGAATATATATCCAATAAAACAAAAACAGATGATGCACATAAAGTTAATGTTATAACTTCTTGATTTGACAACTTATTACAAGGACCATAACTAAGTAATATTGCTATTAATGCAGTATGTAATACATATTTAATTAATCGTCTTATTATTTCTTGTGTATTTTTTTCAATTTGTATCATATATCATATATAAATATAAAAATATACGTTTTATATTTAAAAAAATAATATAATATTACCAATTATAATGTCAAATAAGATTGAAGATTATCTGAGTGAAGATACATTAGTTGATAATAAAAAATTTTGTTGCTTGTCAGTTGTATCACCCGATGGTCCACAAAAATGTGATCAAATGTCTGTAATTCTTCGGGGTGCATATGAAACATACGATGAAGCAGTTGAAAGAATTAATTATTTACAAAATAAAAGAAACAATAAATATAATGTATGGGTTGGTCAAATTGGATATTGGCTACCAATTTGCTTTGATGAATCAATTACGCCAGAAAAACAACTTGAATTATTAAATGAAGAAATGAAAAATAAAATTAAAACAAAAGTACAAGATAACTTAAATTATAAAAAGAGAACACAAGATATGAAAGATAAAATAAAAGAAGAACAAGAAATTATAAAACAAAAAAATAAAGAAGCTGAAGAAGCTGCAGCAGCTTCTTCAGCTGCAGATGTTGAAGAAGCTGCAGAAGTTAAAGAAGTTAAAAAAGTTGCGGAAGCTACGGAAGCTGCCGAAGTTGAAGAAGCTACGGAAGCTGCACCAGCTATACCAGCTGTAGAAAAAGTATCTGCACCAGCTATACCAGATGTAGAAGAAGTATCTGCACCAGCTGCACAAGAAGAAACTGATTTCACAAATGAATTAAAAAAATGCAATATTGATAATTCAGATAATCCAATAAAAAAAAGTGATAAAAATGACTATAATCATAAATTAACTGATGATAACCCATTAAAAAATCAAACATGGTGTTGTTTATCATTTTTAACCCCAACAAACAGCCGTGTTTATGGTTTGAAAATTCGCGGTGTTTTTTCATCATTAGAAGATGCTAATGAATTAGCAAAAAACTTGCAAAGAACTGATATTTACAATCATATATATGTTGCATCAGTTGGTAATTGGTTAAAATGGGATCCAGATCCAACTGAGATCAAGGAACAAATTTATGAAAATGAAACTCTTAATTCAATATTTAAGAACAAAGAAGAAAATAGTAAAAATTTAGATATTTTTAATGAACAACAGCGAAAAGAAGAATTAGAATATAATATGGAAAAAGAATTAGAAGAAAGCTCTAAAAATCAAAAAGAAATAATAGATAAAATTTTTGAATAAGTTTGATTATTAAAATAATACTAATAATATATATGTTATTATTAATATTATTATTTATAGGCATATTATTTACGTCCATTGGCTATGTCAAATCAGAAAAATCGTGTCCAGCTCCAATTATAGAATATAGATATATACCCAGAACATTTCAAGAAGAGCAAGATAATCCTACAAAAGTCACAGAAATATTTGGAACAATGTTTGATAATCAATCACCATGGATAAGTGATAGAACTATATAGTTATTCATTTTCAGAAGATTCTTTTTCAACTTTTATAACAAGATTATTCTTATTTCTTCTACAATATAATGGATCAATATTTGATAACTGATTTTTTAAATATGGGTTATTACTATTTTTATTATATTTTTTTTTATGATAATTCCATATTAATGGACTACCCATTTTAAAACTATCATGAAGATCAGCTTTATACCAAAAAATTTGATCTTCTAATTTATTACTTTTTGATCCATTATGGATCACAATGCATCCAAAATCTTTTGTGCAGACATCCATTACTTTACAAAACATTTCAAATGTTGGAAACATCCCAGCGTAGTGATCATATAATCTTTTACGATTAGAAACTATATTTTCTCTTAAGATAAATATATAATCAATATTTGTTCGCAGATTTGGAGGAATTCCTAAGGCAAACTGCATAGTTAAGATAAACATTAGTTTATAGTGACGGCCATTCATAAAAATACTACGCATATTTGCATCCTTAACCCATTTATTATCATATAAACAATCATCTAATATTAAAAATGCACGTGGATCAATATTTTTTCCTTCTTTTTGTTTATGCATAACAAGTTCTTGTCTTTGCAGTAATTTACTTATACATAATGAATTAAATTCATCATATATAAAACAATCTGGCATAAAATCACCATAATAACGATTGGCTTTTTCTGTAGGTGAGATAATTAATCCAACTGGTATATTTCTATGATGAAATAGAATATCTTTGCATAGCACAGATTTACCTGAATTACGTTTTGCGATCATAGCAATAACCGAGTCATCTCTTAATTGAGTAATATCAAATTTTTTTAATTTAATATTTAATTGGTCCATTATATGTTATATAATGTTTAAAAATTTGGAGTTCCAACGATAATATTATTTTCAACTTGACTTCTTTCTGTTAAAGTTGATATTGAAAATATAATCAATACATACGTAATAATTAGCCATTGTAAATAATACTTAATACTTGGTTGTTTCTCTTTTGATAGATTTTTATTTTCATAATATAATATTGCAGGTATTATTGCACTAATAATTGCTACTAAGATCATTGATGTATTGTCTAATTTATGAATCATATATTATAAATATAATATTTTATTATTAATTATTTCATATCTTTACTATTATTATCTGTATTATTATCTATTAAGTTAACGCTATTATTTCGATTACTATAAATTTCAGCAATATCTATTTTTGTATTATTTTTAATATCATTTTCTCTAATACTTTCTAATAGATCAAAATTTGCATTATTATTTGTTTGTTTGACTAATATATTTTCAGATAACTCGTTGATATCATTAATATTATTGTTTTTAATACTTTGAACTCTAATTGATTCTCGTTCTTGATTATGAGTTTTATTAAATTCTTTATTTACGGATTCTTGTTTTTCATCATTATTTACTAGTTCTTTATTATGTGAGTTTCTCTCTACATTAGATCTCCTATTATGAGAAGAATTTCTCTCTACATTAGATCTCCTATTATGAGAAGAATTTTTGTGTGATAATGAATTATGTTTTGAATATCTTGAATGACGATGTTTATTATCTGAACTTAAATATGAGCTTGATCCTGTTGAACTATGAGAATTAGTATATGATTCTGATACATCTGATGTGCATGATTCATAAGAATAATCTTCAGAAAAATTATTATCTACATTAGACCTTTTTTTTTCACCACCTCCAAGAATATCAAAAATATCATCTCTAATATGTCTTCTAACTAGATTACCTATATTTTGTTTGCGAGCATCTGATATTGGTTCCATAATTGATTCTGATTTATGATCTTCATTAACAAAGTCTGATTTTAAATAAGCCTTTAATATTTTACCAAAAGGTAACATCTTGCGAATACTTTCTTCAATTGAATCTTTAATAATTTTATGTGATTCTCTCATATTACTTTGTTTTTCCCATGGTTTTAAACCATCGTATAATAAATATGGATTTTTAAATAATTCTCTTGCAACTTCTATATAACACGTGTGAATAAATTCCTCAGTGGTTACATTAATTTCTTCAATTATTTCGGATATATTTTTTTTATTTGAATTACTTAATACAATTGTATTACTTATAATAACTGCCTGTATTAATTCATGTAACCATTCACAATTACATTTATTTTTTATTCTAGTAGTTTCTTGTTCTAATATACTTGTATTCCATTTTGGAATTTGAGATAGTAAATTTTGAAAAGTTCTTAATATATTAGAATTATTTTTATTTATGCTTTTACCATCTGCATATATAGATTGAATACCTTCATAAATACATGGCGCAAGCATTGAAACTAATTCAGTTGTGTACTCCCGTTTAATATCAACTAAAACATTAATATTTGTATTCATTTATATTACTTATATACTTAATTAATAAAAAAGAATTAACGAATATTAAATTAAATTATACGTTATTATTTAAATAATTTATACAAAATGATAAAATATAAAATTTAATATATTTTATTAAATTTTATATTTTTTTATTAATTTATATTCAATTGTAAATTTGAATATATATAATATATTTATCTATATAATTATTTAGGTGCTGTGAGACGGAGATGGACCGTATGAATTACTCAGTCTTTTTAACTGGGCTAGAGCTTCTTTTAAATTACCATTAGTATTACTTTCTGCTAATTCATCTATTCTTGGATTATCAAAATTATGTTCTATATATTTATTAAATTCATGGGCGGCACTTTTGAGTTGTTCTATTTCTTGAGCCGTTAGCTGGCTATCATTTCTCTCTACGTATCCTTTATTATCCTTTTTTCAATGTTTACTTTTACAGTCCAAGTGTATTTCTTTAATAATTTCATATCAGTATCATAAAATGTCTGAATCATGCCAGTATCATCATTCATCACCTCAGTAGCGGGATCCTGAGCAGATGTATAAAATTACTGTATATACTGATTGTGTATATTGTAATTTATTCTTAGTCCATTTACTATCACACCAAACATATTTTTTGATGGTAGGATCATTATCGGGGTGAGTTCCCAACTATCTCTGGATACAGCACCACCAGTCATTACCATGTGATTAAATTGTTCATAGCCATTCAATAAAAAATACTTCAGATTATTCATATATATATATATATAATAAATTTAATCAACTAAAATAAAATTAAAATGGTTCAACAACATCAACCGATATAGTTATTTCTGGTAAAACCCATTTATTTTTCTTATTTTTCACTCTTGGATAAAAATCAATAACAAAATGATCTTTTTTCAGTATTTTATTAATTTTTTTAATATAACTTGTATTTTGCGCAATAACTGAATAAAAATATTCATCTGTAAAATCTGTGCCATATTTTTTAATAGCATGATCTTGAATATTTGCAAATTTTTCATTAACTTGATCTTCAACTTTTTCAGACAAATCTACTTTCTTTTTTTGTGTTAAAGTAGATCTAATAATATATAATCCCTCAGCTGAATTTATTATTGATCCGTTCACAGAGCCATTATTATGATAATAAATGAAATGAAAGATATCATTCATACTGGGAAATTCGTATAATATACCGTCTTCAACTCTACCACCAGGTTTATTTTTTTCAGGTGGATGAGTATGAAAAATATATTCATAGTCATAAATATCAGTTCGATGTATTGTTGGCATCAGAATTGTTTCGTCACCTTCGTCAACACGATCTGTATTTGCATCAACTAATATAGTTTCCAGTCCTTTTTTATTAAAATCTAATAATCCAAAATGTTCTGAATAATAAAATCCTTTTTTATTTTCATATATTGTTCTATCTCCACCTGAATATAAAAGTGCATCCATAATATTAAGTTGATTTCTTTTTAATTTTATTTTTTTAATACCTATATTTTTGAATTTTAAAATCGCAATGTTCTGCATATTTGTAACGTAATCTCTAAACTTTTTTGGTACATTTACATTATGTTTAGTTATGTAATGACTTAAACCATCTTCCCACATAATATCATTGTGATAATAAACACCTTTAGTTATATTTTTTTCTTTGCATAATTTACAATGTTTTGGACTTTTATATTTTTTATATTCTGACATTTGTTCTAAAAAATTAAAATTATCTTCGAATAAAGCTTGCTTTTTCCAGCGATGTTTGTTATTCTTAGGTTTGGGAAATTTTTTACCTAAACTATCAGTTCCAGAATGCCATAAATTTATATATGTTGCTTTATTTTTTTTTTTATAATAGTATTCATA